CGCTGATCCTGGCATTGTGTACGAAGCACAGTTCACAGCAGGAACTCCTGCAGTAAGTTTTATCGGCAATAAGTACACTTTGAGTACAACTGCTGGTAGTTCTACTAACGGACGTTCAAAAGAGGGTGTAACAGCTACTACTTCTAGTGGTGTTGCTTTATGTGTCGGTTTTGTAGATTCTCCTAGCAATGCTATTGGTGCATATGCTCGGGGCTATTTTACATTCCCAACTAACACCTTCGCAGTTTAAGGAGAGTAATTAATGGCTATTAATAGAGCACAACTCGTTAAAGAGCTTGTTCCTGGCCTTCATGCTCTCTTTGGACTTGAGTATGATAGGTATCCGAATGAGCATGAAGAGATTTTCGATACCGAAAACTCTGAAAGGGCTTACGAGGAAGAAGTTATGCTAACTGGCTTTGGCGAAGCACCGGTCAAGAGCGAAGGCTCCTCGGTGAACTACGACACGGCTCAGGAAGCATGGACAGCACGTTACACACACGACACGGTCGCTTTGGCCTTCAGCTTGACTGAAGAAGCCATAGAGGACAATCTGTATGACACGCTGTCTTCTCGGTATACACGCGCACTAGCACGTTCCATGATGACCACTAAGCAAATTAAGGCAGCTAATGTATTAAACAATGCATTTAGTTCTTCTTATACTGGTGGTGATGGAAAAGAGCTTTGTGCAACTGACCACCCAACCGTTGCGAATGAAGATCAGAAAAATGAACTGTCTACGGCAGCTGATTTGAATGAAACTTCATTAGAGCAAGCGTTGATTGATATTGCTGCGTTCGAAGATGAGCGCGGTCTTAAAATCAATGCTCAAGCAAGAAAGCTAATTATCCCACCTGCTTTGCAGTTTGTTGCGGATAGGCTTCTTGAGTCGCAAGGAAGAGTAGGTACAGCAGACAATGATATTAACGCTGTTCGCAATATGGGCATGGTCCCTGAAGGCTACACAGTAAATCATTATCTAACTGATACTGATGCTTTCTTCTTGAAGACTGATGCTCCTAACGGCCTTAAGCATTTTGTTCGTACGGCTGTATCAACAAACATGGAAGGTGACTTCGAAACCGGAAATGTTCGATACAAAGCCAGAGAGCGTTATAGCTTTGGTTGGTCTGATTGGAGAGGTATTTTCGGCTCTCCTGGAGCATAATACCACAGGGGGGCTATGCCCCCCTTTAATTCTGGGAATATAATAGCCCTAGCGACTGTCCCAGCAGACGCTTACGAAGACTCTAGGGCGAACCCTTTCGTAAGGAGGAAAACCGATGGCTCAGACGACTTTCGCTGGCCCTATTAGATCACTAGCTGGTCTTATCAACGCAGGATACAGTGGTGTTGTTAGCTTAACCGCTGATACTTCAATTACTGTGGCTGCTCATGCGGGTAGACCGCTTCTTTGTAACGATGCAGATGGAGTGTTTACTCTTCCTAGTATTGTAGTTACGGAACCCACTGATAAAGGGGATCCAAACCAAACAGCAAATCTAGGTGCCCAGTTCACGTTTATAGTAGTAACTGCTGCAACTGATATGGATATCAAAACAGACGGCACTGACAAATTTGTTGGTGGTTCGTATACTGGTCTTGATGATAGTGCTGCGGGTAAAACTTTTATTTCTGGTGCATCTAACGATGTATTTACCCAGAATGGAACCACTAAAGGTGGATTAGTAGGAAGTGTTGTGGTTTTCACTGCAATGGCAAGTGCTAAATACCACGTAGCAGGACAGTTATTGGGTTCAGGTACTATAGTCACTCCATTTGCTGACTCTTAATAAAGGAGTAAATTGATATGGCAGATGCAGTTACCAGTACGACTATTATTGACGGTACGCATAGAGCAGTCATACAGCTAACAAATCTTAGTGACAGCACTGGAGAAAGTGCTGTTAATAAAGTTGATGTTAGTGCGCTGAATGCTAGAGCTGATGGAACTGCGTGTAGTGGTGTTACTATTGATAAAGTGCACCACTCTATAACTGGTTTTACCCAAGTGCAGTTGTTTTGGGATGCAACCACGAATACGATCGCGTTAGCATTAGCAGAATCAAGTAACGGTCATATGGACTTTAGCGGTTTTGGTGGAATACAGAATACTTCTGGGTCTGGAAAGACAGGGGATATTCTTTTAACCACTATAGGTGCCGCAAGCTTAGACACATATGTTATTGTTCTTGATGTATTAAAGCATTACGGATAAATGGCTACTTCAGGTACTAGAACCTTTAGCTTAGACGTAGCGTTAGCTATAGAGGATGCATACGAACTAGCAGGACTGGAACTTCGTACAGGTTACGATGCAGTCACTGCTAGGCGTTCTCTAAATTTAATGTTTGCGGATTGGTCTAACAGAGGGGTTCAGCTTTGGGAAGTTGCAGAAGTTTCTCAGACCTTAACTGAGGGAGATTCTTCTTACGACTTAAATTCGTATGACATTGACATATTAGATGCAATCATTCGTAGAGATGTAAACGGTATTCAAACTGATTTTCAAATTTCAAGAATTGATCGTAATGAATATTTTAATGTTCCAAATAAAGACACAAAAGCTAGACCTACACAGTTTTATGTAGAACGAACGACAACGCCTAAAGTATATCTATGGCCTTCTCCGGAGAACTCTACAGATACATTTGTCTCATATAGATGGCAACGCATTCAAGATGCTTCGGCCTCTGTTAATGACTTAGATGTACCAAGTCGGTTTTTACCGTGTCTAACCATGGGATTAGCTTTTTATTTAGCAGTGAAAAAGAATCCAGATAAGGTTCCTCTTTTACAGCCTATGTATGAACAATCTCTTCAAAATGCACTAAGGTTTGATGAAGATAGGACGTCTGTTCATTTAATCCCTTCAGTAAGTTCTGTCTTTACTTAATGGCTTACGCACAAGGTAAATACGCGCTTGGGGTTTGCGACCGCTGCGGTTGGGCTTATAAGTACCTACAGCTTCGCATGGAATGGACTGGTTTTAAGGTTTGTCCAGAGTGTTACGAACCTAAAAATCCTCAACTAACTCCTCCGCTGTTACCTACGGATCCGGAATCATTACATCAACCAAGACCGGAAGTTTCTTTGCCTCAGTCTCAGTTAGGCGTAGTTATAACAACAAGTCCTACATTTACGACGTCTGCTGGAGTTAATGTAGGAGCACTTCCTGCAACTACAGTAGACCCCATTGGTTCAGACTTTTCACTAGAAGGAGCTACAGGTAGTATTGGGGCAGTAACAGTGGTGACCACATGAGTTTTACTTACGCGACACTTAAAACAGCTATACAAGACTATTGCGAAACGAGCGAAACCACGTTTGACAATAACTTATCGGTTTTTATAAAAGAAGCTGAAGAACGGATATTAAAGTCTGTAGAGATTCCTGACTTCCGAAAAAATGTAACTGGTACAGCTACTTCGGGAACCACTTATCTTTCGATGCCTAGTGATTTTCTGGCTCCTTTGAGTCTGGCGGTGATTTCTAGTAGTGTGTACAGTTATTTATATTTGAAACACGTTTCATTTATTCGAGACTACACGCCGAACGCCTCAACCACAGGTACTCCTATTTATTACGGGTTGTTTGATGAGACAACCTTTATCCTGGCTCCAACACCAGATGCTAACTATAGTTTTGAGTTACACTATAAATATCGACCCGCTTCGTTAACGGCGGGTTCTGATAGCGGAACTACTTGGCTTTCGACAAATGCACCGAATGCATTATTATATGGATCTCTGGTAGAAGCGTCGACATTTATAAAAACACCAGAAGAAACGCCTTATTATGATCAACGTTTTCAAGAAGCTATTGCAGGATTAAAGAAACTAGGGGAAGGCTATGGAATCCGAGACGAACACAGATATGATATATCTAGGATGGGTTAATTGTGTTTAAGTTAGCAGTTGATTCAACTATAGGAGATGTTGTCGTTAAAACGACTGAACATAGAGGTCTAACCCCTGAAGAACTAGCTGAACGCGCTGTTGAGCAAATAGTTAGTGTTTCTTCTTCAGTAGACCCGATTGTAAGACAACAGGCAGAAGCATTTAAAAATCGCATTTATCATGTGGTTTTAGGTATTATTAAACAAGCGATTAAAAGCGATAGAACAACGCTTGTTAACGAGTTTATTCAGCAGGGTCATTCAGATGTTGCTGATATTTTAAGGAGACTATAATGGCTATCACGACAGCTATGGCAACCTCGTTTAAATCCGAGCTTTTACAGGGAATTCATAATTTCCACAATGGTTCGGGTGGAGGTACAACTACTACGACAGGTACAGGTAATACCTTCAAGATTGCTTTGTATACGAGTAGTGCAACAATGTCAGCATCTACCACCGCTTATGCAACGACTAACGAAGTATCTGGTACGGGATATACAGCGGCTGGAAACACGCTGACTAACGTAGACCCGACCACATCAGGTACAACAGCACTAACTGATTTTGCAGACAGCACATGGTCAAGTAGCTCAATTACGGCAAGAGGGGCATTAATTTATAATTCCTCTACGACAGCCGGTTCAGCTAACAGGGCAGTAGCTATACTGGACTTTGGAGCAGATAAGACATCCACAAGTGGTGACTTTACTATCCAGTTTCCAGCAGCAGACGCTAGTAACGCGATTATAAGAATCGCATAGGATATAACGTGTGGCTGACATTAAGGTTGCATTTGATGGATGGAATTCGTCCTCTCATGGATGGGGTGACGGAACGTGGGGTAATGGTGAGGCAGTACCTGATGCGACAGGCACTCTTGGCACCGTCTCGATTAGCGCGGATGCGAATGTCAGCGTCACAGGAGTTGCAGGAACAGCGACCCTTGGATCGATTTCTGTATCCGCTGATGCGAATGTTAGTCCTACTGGGGTATCAGGCACTGGTACTCTTGGTACGCTTACGGTTACGGGTACAGCAAATGTCACTCCCACAGGGGTGGCGGGTACAGGAACGCTTGGGTCAGTTTCAGTCTCGGCTGGCGCAAATGTTTCACCCACGGGTGTTGCT